ATGATGAAAAAAAGTATTCTGACGTTTCTGTTACTCACCAGTTCTGCAGCGGCGCTGGCTGCACCGCAGGTGATTACCGTCAGTCGTTTTGAAGTGGGTAAAGACAAATGGGCGTTTAATCGCGAAGAGGTGATGCTGACTTGCAGACCGGATAATGCTTTGTATGTCATTAACCCAAGTACCCTCGTGCAGTATCCTTTAAACGATATCGCACAAAAGGAAGTTGCCAGTGGGAAGACTAAAGCCCAACCCATTTCGGTGATTCAGATTGATGATCCTAACAATCCCGGCGAAAAAATGAGTCTGGCACCGTTTATAGAACGAGCTGAAAAACTCTGTTAATTACCTAAAATAGCCTTTTGATTTCCAATAAAAAAACCGCCTCAGTTCTTTCACCAGAACGGGCGGTTTTTAACATTTCAGCTGATGACCACCACGCTTTTTATTGACCATTTTGCACGCAAACTGGAAAACCTGGCGTCGTCATCTATTCTTAAAGGGCAAGGCAACTAAGCCTGCATTAATGCCAACTTTTAGCGCACGGCTCTCTCCCAAGAGCCATTTCCCTGGACCGAATACAGGAATCGTATTCGGTCTTTTTTTAATTGTATTTAAAATCAATTAGTTGCAAACGTCCCCCCGAAATTCCCCGAAATTTACTCGAATTTCTGTATTCCGGTCTTTTTTGGTTATATCACAACCAAAATACATTTAACAATCCATTTACGTTAAAATCAGAGCAGTAAGTACGTTTTTTCTCTCTCATCAAGATACATTTTTGTTGTCTTCTCCGATGTGTGGCCAAGTAGACGCTGAGCAAATTCTTCTCCACATGTTTCTTTGTACAATCGTCCAGCCAGACTTCTGATCTCGTGAAAAGTTGGAGGGTTTTCACTGAACTGGATACCTGTTAATTTTCTGGCTGCGACAAATTTTTTTGTCAGGCCGTCCGGGTGAATGCTGCCGTCAGGGCTGTTTTTTCTAATCCCGGCACTGATTAGATAATCTCCCCGGCTTACCAGGCGGCACCGTTCAACTACTGTACCAAGCCGTAGACCAGCGACAGGAAGGCTGAGTGACAGGGGGATAGCAATCATCATTCCTGTCTTAATTTGCCTGATGTGGAGACGATCATCATAAATATCACTGAACCGCATATTCGTTATGTCTTCGCGACGTTGTCCTGTTACAAGGGCTAAATCCATAGCTAATGGGAACCATGCCGGAAGTTGATCTGCTGCCTCCCTGATGCAGTTGTATGTCTTTAGTTTCAGTCGTTCTCTTGTAACTACTATTTTCGGTGCTCTTGTTGGCGTTACTGGATTTTGAGATATACGTCCTTCAACAATGGCCTCGCGAAACATATCAGACAACACAGAACGCATTGATCCTGCCATTGTGTTTTTCCCTCCTTCAATCCACAAATCAAGAAACTCGGCAATATGGCGAGTGGTTATTTCTGTCAGTAAAATCTCTCCCAATTTTTCTTTTATTGTCTCCAGTTGATTTACCCGAATTTTATAAGTATTTCTGGACACTTTTCTCCTTATAAGAATCGTTTTGTAACGTTCAATCCAGTCTGCCATAGTAAATGAGTCGAACCCTTTAAGCTTTTCAATTAAGGCAGCAGGAGAGTAGTTTTTGTATATATAATGATTTGCTTCAATTGCCTGCGCTACTGCATCTCTTCTTGAAATTTTACCTAGTGTAAATTCTTCTTTCGTCAGAGGGTTGCGCCAGTAATATGCTTTGTCCCTCCTTCGATATGTTAAGTTTTTAGGCAAATTGGGATCGTATTTTTTCCGCTGCATGTTTTAACTTCTCCATTAACGGACTGTCTCTCCCTTGTCGCCCATTAGGCTGATGGTGTGTTATATCGGTATCAACCTTATTCGGGTTGATATAGAAAGCCTCTGGAACCACCCTGTAACTCCTCCCGTGTAGTTCAGGTGCAGGATAAATGTTTCCATTCCTTGCCCATCGTCTCAGCGTTGATATTGATGGTGGGTTATCTGGATATCTGAGTTTTCCCCACGTTTTGAGTGTCACAAGATTCATTGCCATACCTCTTACGATATGACCGCCAGTAAATATACAGAATACTGGCGGGTGTGGTTGATTTTTAATAATCAGCTATGAAGTTCTAATTTGTATATAATGCAACTCACGAGGACAGAAGTTTCTCGCAATTAAAATTTATCAGCTTTACTTTCTGCTCTCTGGACACGCTTGCTTCTTTTTTCCCAGAGAGCATTTTTTCGCATTCTGATTTCGTTAATTTAGATTTTGAATATCTTGTCCAGTTAGTAGGAGTGCCACCTTCCTTTTCAATAGTGGCAGTAATTTTATACATGAACACCTCCATTATTATTTCCAGTAGTTCGTTTATTCCATCTTTCGAGTGCTTCTTTTTCACTTCCACTATAGCCGGTTCGGGATTCGCATCCGTTACACTTTGCGCGGTAATATCCTGAAATGGCTTTCACCGTTACTGATGGACAACCACAAAACGGACATGGTTTGACTTTTTCATACCGCATTGTCTTTTCTCTCATAAAATAAAGTTTTGTTATGGCGGTGAGGCTACACCGCCATAGTAAATATCAGGAGCCGATATATTCTGGTTTCATATCTGTCAGTGTCGTTTTATACGCCTCATATAATTCTCCCAGATGTGGTCGTGCAGCATTCAGCGTATTTTCCAGAGCAATAAATTTTTGTTCTGCTTCTGGATCACCTGATGAAGGCAGGTCATTTATCATCGTCTCAATACGGGCAATAGCATTGAGACGGTGATGACGCTGAACCACTTTTCCTTTAAGTTCTGTGTAGAGAGCGCCAAGTGTATTTTTATGATCTTCCACTTCCTGGCGAAGTGATGTTGTTTCTCCGGTGCTTTGTGCCTGCTCAATACGTTCACGGAAAGCACTGATCCAGTTTTCCCCGGCATCCTGCTCAATAATTGTTGTTGCACGTTCCGCACGGCAGGCGGATGTATTTTTATGTTCCTGAACCGGATTAATGATTTTTTCCTGTGGTTCGTCCAGTTCGTCCCGGGTGTACACTCCAAGAATCACTTCAGGGCAATAAAGGCGCGCCCAGCGTTTCAGTGCCAGATAGGCAAGCTGCTGGCGAGGATCATCGGCCCATAACGTTGAGTTACGTGTTCTGGCCTGCGCCAGAAGTAACTCCAGTACGCGTGGCTTGCTCTCTCCGCGTAGTGTTGCCTGGACGCGAACTCCGATCCCGTTTTCATCGGCCAGCTTCCAGCCAGGTACACGATATTCTTTCCCCTTGTCGTTCTTCCTGATTTCAAATTTCCCGATAATTTTTTCCCACGGCCCGAACCAGTCATATTCAATACGCCCGGTTAGCGGCCCACGAGTACTGATTACTGCATTAACCAGTTGCGCTTCATATCCGAGCACACCATTCACAACGAAAGTTTTCTGAGCTACTGCGTAAGGGTTCATTTGCCACTGCATCGCCTGCATGGTGATGGCCATGCAGTCTGATGGATTTCCCCGGAGGTGTTCCGGTACAGTAGCCATGCCGGAAGCCATTACCTGGGAAAATGTCTGAATTGCAGCCAGGGACTGAGGGCTGAAAACCGCAACATTAGAGTTAATATTTTCTTGTTGAGTTAATTCGTTCATTGTGTCCTTCCTCAGATGCTCAGTGCTTCAAGACGACGAAGATCAAAGTCGTTTAATTCGTCGGTATAACTTTCGGTAATCGGTGCTGGCCAGTTGTTTGTCTCCAGAGCTTCGTTTATCTGTCGTAGCGTCCGGCGATATTCCTGTCGACCAAGTTCCAGGAGTTCCTGCGAGGCTTCCACGACGGCCACCCAGTGATAGCCAGCATCTTTGTTGACGAAGATCCAGAAAAATTTGTCCAGGTTTGCCACATCGCAATACATTGCTGCGCTGAGGTGATAATCACGTTCAATAATTTCACGGTGCAGGCGATCTTTCAGTCGTTCCTGTCGCACATAACCGAGGCTGACTGACTTCACGTCGGCGCAAATGCTTTCGTATGGCAGCCGGATTTCGATATCAGGACGGACCCTGATTTCCAGCCCGGTTTCTTCATCAAACCCGAAATAGCTGATTTCAGATTTGCGATCCGGGTGGTTGAGTAGCCTTGCTGCATCAGTATTGTTTTGCAGTGCTGCGTGAATATTTTTTGCCTGTTCATACATATCCGGACTGATAAACGTTTTCCCGGCGTTTTCTTCTTGCTGGCGTTTTTGCCAGCCCTCCAGTGTTACCAGTTCCGGGCGAATTTTCCGGGCGATTTCGGTTAATTGCTCTTTTGTGCCACTGATGTTGTAAGGCAAAGATTTAGCACGTTCTTTTTTTGCCAGTTCTGGATCTACAGTTTCAATTTGCTCCAGGAGCTGCTCTCGTGTTCCACTGGCTTTCAGCAGAGGAGGGAGGCTTGCGTTGTATTCTTTAATACAGGCTTTCATTGCTGATGCTGTGTGTTTTTCCCCCTCAGGAATACGCCGGAATTCCTCCGGAAGCGAACCGTAAAGGATGCCTGTTTCTTCGGCCCCGGCACTTACCGACAGTGGCTGTATAAGAGTGCTGTTGTAGCTTTCGATCCACTCTTTCATCTGCTCTGGTGTCATCAGTGCTGGCAGACTGGCATTGTGTTTTTTAATGATGGCGATCAGTTCGTTAGAAGTAGTAACCACATATTCAGGAACCGGTACCGGAATGGCATACTCATCAGCGAATTTATCCGTTTCCAGAACATAGCTGTGAATAATCCGCCCACGCAGCAATGCATCACTTTCCTCGCCCGGAATAGTTCCGGCAATGTGCCGTCCGTGGTAATACATCAGGCTGATGCGGGCATCCTTCAGCATTGTGCTGCTTATTCCGTTGGCGGAGTGATAAACCTCGTTCGGGAGGTTTTCATAGCGGCCAGGCTCGAAATATGACGGCCACATGATTTCAGTTACTACAGGTGCTGTCGTTTCACCAGCTTCATCACTGCAATCGCAATGCGGATTGCTGCCAGCGTTCTCCTTGTGCGGATGTTCAGCACCTTCCATTTCCTCCAGACCTTTTTCCTGATATTCATTCTGATTTTCTTCATTAAAGGTTTTCTGATACGTTGCGTCGCCCATCACCGCGCCACAGTCAGGACAGTTGCCGCCGCCAGCCTTACCGCAGGCGGTGCAAACTTTCTCCGTTTCCTGTTGTTGCACTACTGGCTCAGGCTGTTCCGTTTCTGGCTGATTCTGGTACACAGAATCGCGGGTCTGGATCCCCTTCATCCACTTCGGATCAGCAGGGTTACTGATGCCTTCAACGAATTCTCCACGCGAGGCAGCCAGTAATTTGTCGGCATCGACTGGATTTTTTGGGGGGATGTTTTCCCTGGCTTTATTGAGTTCCTCCCTCAGTTCCTGGTATTTCGTTTCTACAGATGAGACATTTTCCAGTGATTGCGTGTCCTCATTATGTTTAACTGGAATTTCTTCCACTGATTCAGGCGCTGCCTGTTCATTAGCCATTGTGTCCGATGCTTGTTGCTTTTCTTCATCGCCATGTTTTCCTTCTGCTGTTCCGCGCTGCGGCATCGGTGCTGATGAGCGACCGCAGGCAATTTCCACGATTTCCGGATCCGGGTTAGCGTGATCGGTTTCGGTCAACACTTTGTTGAGATATTCAGCCACGCGTGCCGGGATGGCCTCAATGCCGATTGGTGCTTCTTTCACGGAAGCCACCACAATGGCGCGGGAATAATCCAGCCCACCGGGCATGGCGATAAATTTGTCGCGAAAAACAGAAAAGGGCGGCTTATTCTCTGACACGATTTCTTCAACGCGTTTTGCGTGTGCTGGGTGCAGGTTATAAATATCCACATCCATTGAACGGGCCAGAACGCCGGTGGCTACATCTCGTGCGAGTGATGTCTTATCATGTTTGAATCCTTCACCACGATCGGTAATATTTCCGCCGCCAGCGTTAGCACCGGAAGGCGTACGGGTAATGCCTGAAACATAATTTCCGTTCTGCCATTCTTTTGTCAGCAGGCCCTGATCAAGGTAGTCAGTTTTCATCCAGGTGGAAATGAACTTGTCGAATTCAGCCGGGCTGATGCGATGATTTGCAGAGTGGGGGAATGCTTTCCCTACAGATTCAGCCAGGCGACTAAGGTGATAGTTCGTCAGTTTATCCAGTTCATGATGTGCGGCGCGCACAGCAGTAAGCAGGCTCTGAAGGTAACTGTCCTCTGTGTCCATCTCCATACGGATCACGTTATTGCGTTGTTCTGGTGTGGCGTGATGCCGGTATTTTCCATCTTCATCCTTGCTGAAGAAGAAGAGGTGAAGGAAGCGATGAGTAAGGCTCAGAGTGGCGACGGGAATTTCACACTCAGAACAGTCATCGTCGCTGTCCGGGGATTCGCTTTTCTCCACATCATCCGGAATAGTTCCGTCCGGGTCATCGTTGTCATCGCCAGCAGTTGTGGCATCTTCACCGTTGATGTTGTCATTGAAGGATATAGCCATCATGGTGATGCCATCTTCCCCGCCTTTTTCATAGCGGTTGCAGAATTCAGTATCAAACACGCCTTCCGGTGGAAGGTCATTCACGACGGGGAAATTTACGCGAACGGTTTTTTTAAAGTCATCTTCATCGTAGCCAGCATCGTCCATTGCAGCAATGCAGCGTGAAACCGCAACAGAAAGTTTTTTTGCCTCTGTCCAGAAAAAGCCGCCTTTGATGCCGAGGCGTTTTCTTGCGCCCTCATTTTTCGCGTCGCAATGTAACGCAAAATTTTGTTTGTCAGTGCTCATTGTTTTTTAACCTCAACTCAGATTAAAATTTAGTGCGAGTGATGAATAAATGTCCCAGGTTTTTCACTCAGGCCTGTACACTGTGCAGGCTTTCTTTTTTTTAAATTTCACCTTTTAATTTCATTGCAATCAGAGTTGCCAGAAACTCAGCTTTTTTTTCTGCTGGTAGATTATTTCCAATGTGCACCAGGCACATTTTTTTTGACGCCTTCGTGAAGTGTTTTAACGTTGCCTGATGGACCGTCGATATCAACCACAGTGAATGGGGTTTCTTTATTTTCTGTTTTAATCACGTAGCCAATACGCTTTCCGTCCAGATTGACCTCGTGAACAATGTCATCAGTAGTTACAACAGTGGCTTCATAATTGGTAATCATGTTTTTCTCCTTAATTAAGGTTGAGTGAATCCCTGCCATTGCTGGCATAAATTCAGTTTCGAATAGTCAGTTAATTAAAGTTCGTGTGCCATCTGGTTTTTTTCGGCACAAGTTTCACTGCAATATTTTCTCGGTTCGTCTTTTGATAAAGTTCCGTGCATGAAATGAAGCATTCTTTCAATAGTTTTGCTTTCTTCAACGTCTTTTTTGCAAAGGTGGTAAGCACATTTTATTTTCTTATCCATCACCATGACTCCGCTTTTACAGGTAAACCATCACTACCGAGGAAGACTTTAACCATGCAGTCAGAAATGCATGTTTTTGTGGTCAGGTTACGAATATAAAGTTTTCGTTTTTTAATATTGTTTGCCGAGGCGATATATGTCCGGCCTTCATGAAGAACATAATCACCAGGAGTCACACACTGACGTGGTATTTCATCAGTTCCGAAGTGATGTGCAATCATAATTATCTCCATTTTTACAAATGAACTTTGTTGATGCGGTGCCTGGTGCCTCCAGGTGACTGCAACCAGTTAACAATTACAGTCGGCTTTCCCACCCAAACCAATAAGGACTAACATGACTTTTAACTGTGCCGCGTGCGCTTAGCCGCATTCACCGCATCACAAAATTCACTTTAAAAAGGGCGGACATCAGTCGAACTTCAAGAAAAAACTGATGCCGCCAAGACTACACACAGCAGTGTTGTTATTCACAACCGGAGGCGCACTCCCACCATTTAAATTTAACAGACAAGACCGACTCTTTATGGATACCGGAAATGCGCCTTCGTGTTGTGCCCGGTTTTATTTCACCACCTCCGGGCTTTGGTGGCCTCGGCTATACCCCTACAGCAAGAATATTGAATTAATCCAATAAATGGTTTAGCTGGTATTTTTGGCAAGCCAGCGACGTGCGCCAGCTTCGGTTTTAAACGATTTGCTTTTGGTATACGTCATGGCGGTGAATGTGCCGTCCTGATTGGGAAACACGCCACATACCAGAGATTCGTTGTTGCCAAGATCGATAGTATCCATGTTGACCTCATTTCCCCTTAACGCCGGGTGGCGGAACGTTTTATCTACTGCGCTTTGTATCAATCAACAACTGCCGTCATGTTCGTATGCCTCAGGCTGGCTACTTAGCCCGTGACCACTGCCTGGTAACTCGAGGTATTGCCCTGTATTGTGTGGGACGGGATGGGTTGGTATGGGAAAACTATAGGAAATGCCTAATTACTTGTCAATAGGCTATGCCTAATAATTTGGGCGCAACCTAATAGGTGATGGTTTGTGGAAGAGGTAGTAGGAGTTAACTAACGGGAACTAGGAATTTCCCGTCGGACCATATAAGTTTAAGTTCCTGTCTTGGTGATGTTCTGGCTTTTCCGTTTTGATTCTTGATTTTTCAGATAGTTAGCTACCTTCATTTCCATTGCGGCAATGTAGGCGCGAACGTCATGATCAACCCAACTAGGCTCCGTAGCATTTCCAGATAAGATGAAAGCCACAATTGCTCTTTTTTCATCAGAGGCGGCTTGATAAAGGCTGTTTATGTCTAAAAGTTCACTTTTTGTATCTGAAGTGGATGGGGTTGGTATGGGGTATTCGTTAAGCCCCCAATGCTCTGGACCAACCACATCAGAAAAGAAACGCCATAGTTCTGGAAGTTTGTCTTTACTTATCGAACCTTTCTTAATCCAGTCATGGATTGATGGTGGTTGGACTTTGAAATGACGTGCGATTTCCGCCTTTGATTTGACGGCTCCTGATGCAATTTTTTTGTTAATGGCCTGCTCTATCGCTCGGCCTAAGTCTTTACCACTAAGCATTGCTTAATAGTCTCCTATGCGCATCGCGTTAGGCAATCCCTACTCTCGATGTATTAGGCATAGCCTATTGACAATTTCATTAGGCTAAGCCTAATATTGTTGCGTGTTTTTTGGAGTTCATTCGATGAAAAAAGATAACTATTCATTCAAACGAGCTTGTGCTGTTGTCGGTGGGCAATCAGCAATGGCTAGGCTTTTAGGTGTATCTCCTCCAAGCGTAAATCAATGGATCAAAGGTGTACGTCAGTTACCTGCTGAGAGATGTCCTGCGATTGAACGAGCAACAAAAGGTGGTGTTCTGTGTGAAGAACTTCGTCCTGATGTTGATTGGACATACTTACGACGCTCGTCATGTTATTCGCAGAATATGTCGATGAAGCAACCAAATGACGAAAACGATCATACCCGAAGCATCAAGAGGCAAATGATTCATGAAAATCAAACATGAGCACATCCGCATGGCGATGAATGCCTGGGCATACCCTGATGGTGAGAAAGTTCCTGCAGCTGAAATAGCCCGGACTTATTTCGAACTGGGGATGACGTTCCCTGAACTGTACGACGACAGCCATCCGGAAGCCCTGGCCCGTAATACCCAGAAAATTTTCCGTTGGCTGGATAAAGACACCCCTGATGCTGTTGAAAAAATGCAGGCTCTGTTACCGGCGATCGAAAAGGCGATGCCGCCTTTGCTGGTGGCCCGTATGCGCAGCCACAGTTCTGAATATTACCGTGAGATCGTCGAACGGAGGGATCGGCTGGTGAAGGATGTCGATGATTTTGTTGCGTCAGCGGTTGTTTTGTATGACCAGATGAATCGCGGCGGCCCGGCAGGGAATGCTGTGGTGATGCACTAAAAGCACGGTGTTCGGGGGTTTTATGAGCAGCAAGCTTCATGGTCTTGTCTGGGAAGGGTGCGCCTTCACCGGCATGATCTTATCCAGGGTGGCGGTTATGGCCCGTCTTGCAGACTACAGCAATGACGAGGGCGTGTCATGGCCTGCCATTGAAACTATCCGGCGTCAGATCGGTGCAAGAAGTGAATCCACAGTGAAATCGGCTATTGCAGAACTGGCGAAAGAGGGCTGGCTGACGAAGGAAGAGCGTAAGGTCGGTGGGCGTAATGTAAGCAATATCTATCGGCTTAATGTGGAAAAACTCGAAGCAGCTGCGGCGGCGGCGCGTGAGTCATATAAACCGAAAAGAAAAATTAGCCCGGCAAAAAATGACCCGTTAACAGTTGACCCGTCAAATATTGACCCCTCAACGGTTGACCCGTCAAATTTTGATGGATCAACTGTTGATAAAAAACTGCCGATTAGGGGGGCGATGATTGACCCCGATCCGTCAGTATTAAAACCTGATCCGTCAGATAAAAGATCTTCTTGTCCGGACGCTTCGCAACCGGACCCGCAGACGGCTGAACAGGATTTTTTAACCCGACACCCTGACGCGGTTGTGTTCAGTGCGAAAAAACGCCAGTGGGGAAGTCAGGAAGATTTGGTGTGCGCACAGTGGATCTGGGGACGAATCGTGAGTCTTTACGAGCAGGCGGCCAGCGATGATGGCGAGATCACTAGACCGAAAGAACCCAACTGGACAGCATGGGCCAATGACGTTCGCACAATGCGGATGCTGGATGGCAGAACTCACAGACAAATTTGTGAAATGTTTGGGCGTCTCCAGCGGGATTCGTTCTGGGTAAAAAACATCATGAGTCCGGCAAAACTCCGGGAAAAATGGGATGAACTGGTTATCCGCCTGGGGCGTTCGCCTGCGCAGCGTTGCGTGAATCACATTTCTGAACCGGACACTGAAATACCGCCGGGATTCAGGGGGTGACGTGTCATGAAAAACATTGCGGCAGTTGGGGTTCTTGAACGTATTCGCAGACTTGCACCACAGGGGGCGGTTCCACCGTACCGGACGGTGGAGGAGTGGCGGGAATGGCAACTTGCTGAAGGACGAAAACGCAGCGAGGAGATTAACCGCCTGAATCATCAGGTGCGGGTTGAAAAAATCCTGAACCGTGCGGGCATCCAGCCGCTTCACAGGAAGTGCTCATTCGGGAACTACCGGGTGCAGAACGACGGTCAGCGCCATGCTCTGAGCCAGGCGAAATCCATTGCCGATGAATTGATGACCGGATGTACAAACTTCGTGTTCAGCGGTAAACCTGGTACCGGTAAAAATCACCTGGCAGCAGCGATTGGCAATCGGCTGATGGCGAAGGGGAGAAGCGTGATTATCGTCACCGTGTCCGATGTCATGAGCGTGTTGCATGACGGCTACGACAACGGCCAGTCCGGGGAAAAATTTTTACAGGAGCTTTGTGGAGTTGACCTTCTGGTCCTTGATGAAATTGGCATGCAGCGGGATACGCGCAACGAGCAGGTCACGCTGAACCAGATAGTCGACCGCAGAACGGCTTCGATGCGTAGTGTCGGAATGCTGACGAACCTGAATCACGCAGCGATGAGCACACTCCTCGGAGATCGGGTGATGGACCGTATGACCATGAATGGTGGTCGTTGGGTGAATTTTAACTGGGAGAGCTGGCGGTCAAACGTTGGACGTCAGGGTATGTGAGAATTTTTGACGAGGTAAATTTTCGATGGAAACTGTATTGCATGCACTGAAAGCGATGGGAAAAGCCAATTCTGTTGAACTGGCGGCGCGGCTTGATATCAGCCGTGAAGAAGTTCTTAACGAACTGTGGGAACTCAAAAAAAATGGCGTTGTTGATAAAACGGGTCACACCTGGTTTCTGGCTGTCGAAGGTGAAGCCGGGGTAACCGAAGGGCGGCCAGTAAAATCTGAAACACAGGATATGCTGACCGAAGAGGTCGCTCCAAAAGTTAGCGCTAACATGATGATTGAGTTTATCGCTCAGGAGGGGGCTAAAACCTGTGAAGAAATAGCGGGTAAGTTCGGTGTCAGTACTAGCAAGGTTGCTTCCACGCTGGCGGTGGTAACCGCAACGGGGCGGCTGGCACGCGTTAATCAGAACGGTGGATTTCGTTACTGCATGCCGGGCGATAATTTACCAGCAGAGCCGAAAGCCGCGCTGGTAACGGAAAGTGATGGTAAGGCCTTTCCTCAGCCAGCAGGTGCTGCGTTACCAGTCCGGGAAGCGGCAACACAGGAAGAAATTAAAACAGATACTGTGGGGGACATTGTGCAGTTACTACCATCGTTCACTGAAACGCGATCTGATGATTTGATTTTGCCATCGCTGCATTTGGCAAACCGCGAACTGCGTCGGGCGAAAAATCATGTCCAGAAGTGGGAGCGTGTCTGCGCCGCGCTGCGTGAGTTGAACAAGCACAGGGATATTGTACGACAGATTACTGATTCTTCCCGCCATGTTGCATCGGAAAAGTGATTGCCGGAGGCGCTTATGGCAAAAGTATTTACACAAGAAGAGCGGGAAAAAATTAAGGGGGAGGTTGTTGAGCTCGTGCGCCAGAGTGGGCGCGAGACGTTACGACAACTGGAAGCTAAGACAGGTGCATCAAGGTATTACATAAGCACTCTCGCCAGAGAATTGGTCGCCAGTGGTGATGTTTACAATTCAGACTACGGATTATTCCCGTCTGAGCAGGCGCGTAAAGACTGGCAAAACGCCCGCAAAAAACTATCAAGGGCAAAGGTGAAGAAACCGGTTGTGGTTGATCCTGACCTTATCTGGTCATTACCAGACGGAGAGATACGCCGCTACGACAGGCGCCAGAACATAATCTGTCGCGAGTGCCGGAAAAGCAAGGTTATGCAGCGTGTGCTGGCGTTTTATCAGGGTAATTTTCAGGAGGTGATGTTGTGAGTGAGTCGGCTACCATTCTCGACATGTGCTGTGGCAGTCGCATGTTCTGGTTTGATAAGAATGACGAACGGGCGATATTTAGCGATATCAGAAAAGAAGAGCACACATTGTGTGATGGACGACGCCTGATTATCAGTCCTGACCTGATAGCAGATTTTCGAGCATTACCATTTGCAGACGCATCGTTTCCGGTTGTTGTATTCGACCCTCCGCATCTTGAGCGTGTTGGTGATAACGCCTGGATGGGAAAGAAATATGGACGGCTGAATAAAGATACCTGGCGAGATGATTTGCGGCAGGGATTTAAAGAAGCCTTTCGTGTGTTGTGCCCACGCGGCGTTCTGATTTTTAAATGGAATGAAACGCAAATACCTGCCCGCCAGATATTGGCACTAACCGACGCGAAACCAATCATCAGCCAGCGCACCGGCAAGAACGATAAAACCCACTGGATTATTTTTATGAAATAGGCATCCAGTGAATAGGTTCGTAAGGTTACAGATACGTATATCTGAATAATTAAATTCAGTTCTGTAAATAAAATTTAATCCTTAACCGGAGGAATTCCTGCACCATCAGAACATAAGGAGGCCGACCGGCAGGGCGGTAGTGAAATGCGAAAATTTAAAATAATTATCGAGACGGGAATAGCTGGTGGCGATTTTGAGGACGTATTTGAAGTGGATGATGATGCGACACCAGATGAAATACAGGATGAAGCTAAAGATATTTTCTTTAACTACTGCAATTACTCATACCACGAAATAAAAGGCGAAGAGGAAGAATAAAATGGCTGATTTTGGTTCAACTAAATATAACACCAGTTTTGAAGAATGGCATGAACTGTTAATGGATTATGCAGAGTTACGCGGTGGAAGTGCCGCTGATGCTGAAGCATGGCGTGATGATTATGAAGCAGGGAAAACTGCGGTCGAAGCATATTGTGATGAGTGGGGCGATGAATGAGCGAGATTGACTATCAGGCGCTGCGTGAAGCAGCAGAGAAAGCAACTAAAGGATGCTACATCGTAGGGCATACATCGGGCAATCAGCATGGGAATATAACAGGAGTTTTTGTTTGTCAAAAATGGAAAGGAGAACCCGGTGGCGTGATTGCAGAATGTCATGTTAACTGCCTGGTTGAAACAGATGCTCAGGCTTACGCAAACGCTGAATTTATTGCTGCCTTTAATCCAAATGTTGCGCTGGCGCTTCTGGATGAACGGGAAAGAAACCAGCAATACATCAAACGCCGCGACCAGGAGAACGAGGATATTGCGCTTACGGTAGGGAAGCTGCGCGTTGAGCTTGAAGCAGTAAAATCAAAACTCAACGAGCAGCGTGAATATTACGAGGGAGTAATCGCGGATGGAAGTAAGCGCATAGCAGAACTGGAAAAACAATGCGCCGAATGGGAGCGAAAAGCATTAAGCAACTTTGAAGAGTGTGCTGCGATGGCTGAACGTATCGAAGAGATGCAGACAAAATCTGCACCAGATTCGTTTGGCATCATCGGTGAAAATATTCGAACACAGGACAATCGAATAACGTCAGATCCCATGTTTTGTGTGTATCAAAAGCGCGAAATCGTTGTTGATGCTGATTATGACCATGACCGGATTGTCTGGGTTGACGAAGATGGCAATGAAGCCAATAAACGCCATAGTCGTCGTCTCGAGCTACTTCATGAAAACTTTCGAGAGCCACCAGAAAAATGGCGGCGCGTTGCTGTGAAAGATATTGATGAATTCGTTACCTGCTGTTTCACCGAACAGGGTTGTAAAGACTACCTGGCAGTCAATGGTCACAATCTTCGCTTGCCATTTATATATGTAAAAAGCGGTTTCAGGAACGCTGAATATATCGGCATAAGAAACTGGCTTGCTGGCATTCGCATCAAAGGAGAGTGATATGGCGTTAACACACAGCGAACTCTGTCAGATTGCATACAAGTTCCTTAAGCGCAACGGGTTCAAGGTTTGTTTTCATGACCGCTTTATAGCTGTAACCAGTACCGGAGAACAGCCAGATGCTATGGGATTCAGAAATTCAGCATCATGCCTGATAGAGGCGAAATGTTCTCGTGCTGACTTGTTGGCAGATAGAAAAAAGCGTTTTCGTAAAAATCCGTCTCTTGGAATGGGCGACTGGCGATTCTTTATTAGTGAGCCGGGAACTATTTCAATTGAGGATTTACCACCTGGCTGGGGATTACTTCACGTTGTTAACGGAAGAGTACGGAAAGTACATGGATGGCCCAAGGGGAATTGCTGTTGGGGTAACCCTGAAGATAAACCTTTTATTGGGAATAAGCAGGTTGAATGCGATTACATGTTGTCTGCCTTAAGGCGCATGGAGTTGAGAGGGCACCTTAATGAAATATATGACGGTGTAATTGTTAATAAGAAAGAAGGAAACGCGGCATGATCACTATTACCAAAGAGCGACTGCAATGGCTGGCTAACATTTATGGCCGTGATGACATTGACGATATAGACGGCGGTGAGATTCGTGAGTTGGCACGGATTGCACTGGCATCACTGGAGCAGAATGTACTATCGGGCAACTCTACGGTAATTCCTGGTGAGGTGTTGTCCGCAATCCGGGAGGTTGCCAGGATTCGCGCCGATTTCGATGATTTTGACGGTGACAGGCGAGGTATCGGTGATTGTCTGGATGAGGCCGAGCAAGAGCTTATCGTTACCATTAACAAATATGCCAGTCAGTTGGCAGTAGAGCCGGTAGTACCTGATGACGTTCGAGTGCAGACAGCCGTTCCGCCAGCTCCGGTAATACAGGCTGATATCGCGCAATCAATTGAAAATCTCAAGCAGAAGTTAGTGGAATGCAATCGCTATAACTACTGCGCAGATGCAGTTAAGGGCGTAGAGGATGCCTGCCGCGCTGCCATGCTTAAGGGAGATAAATCATGATTAATCGTACCAAGCTGGAGCACATCCTCGAATATGCCAGACAGCAGAGGCATACTGGTCAGCATTGTAAAATTCCACCAGGGGATATGGTTGAAATCATGGAGATTGCCATGCGCAAGGCTGGCAATTCTCCGGTAACTACGGATGGCTGGATAAGCTGTAGTGATCGAATGCCTGAAAAGGGCCAGAACGTGCTTATTTCGGTGAATTTCGATAGTGATCTGGTTGAGCCGCTAATATGCTCCGCACGCTATACCGGAAGCACCTTTCGGCGTGGGCAGATAACGGTTGCGCCTGGTAATGGTATTGATGGTAATGGTATTGAACAGGCCACACACTGGATGCCGCTACCAGAACCGCCGCAGGAGGTGAACTGATGGAAAATGAAGGCGATAATATCATCACACTGGTGCAGCCAAAGCGCGATGAAGAGAAGCTGCTGAACATTACAGTAACTGGCAGAAAAAACTACACACAACAGAGCTGTAAGCATCGGGCCATTGAGGTTCATGAACAGGATCGCGTTATCCTGTGCTTGCAGTGCGGATGTGTTGTGGACCCTTTTCAGTATGTTCTGCGGTGTGCGAACGATGGTGAGGCTGTGGTGAGAGAGATTAGACAGCTTCATAACAGACGCGATCAGCTCCGAGAATCTGTTGCCAGCCTCGAGCGTGAAGAAAAGAACACCAAAGCACGGTTGCGGGCAGCAAGAACTGCAATACTGTATGCGGAAAATGACCTTAAAAATATTGAGCAGAAGGTGAATCAATGACCTGGCCTGAGGCATTCACAACGACAGGAATTGCAATGGCCGTGGCGCTGGTGGTGTATTCGATTTGCCACTGGGGTTGATAATACTAAATAACCAGCCCTTATGGGGCTGGCTAATCATTTAGAACTGTTCATTGCCATCGAGGTTAGGTAGCATAATTTTTTCAATCAAGGCGAGAGCCTTTTTGTCCCGGTCAGCGAAGTATTTCGGGGCATATTGCGGCAACCAAATATTGTTAAAATGTTCTTTGAAATCTGCTAAATATTCATTTGGGTACAGCCTTGCAGGGTATACGCGACCATCGGGATATTCATGGTCATAGGTAGGGAATGTTTTGGGTTCTACGTTTCTATTATCTCTTAACCATTGTGAAAATACTCTTCCTTGTGAAATGTCAGGAACCATTTTTTCTGGGAGTGTGTACCCTGCTTGTTCAAGAGGTGCAACCAAGTTGAATGTCAGTTCATTAAGAATAGAAAAGTGCGTGTGAGGAATTCTACTACGATTAACCATGTACCGTTTTAAATGTACAGGCATTTCTGCTGTAGTTCTTTCCCCTGACATCCATTCACGAACCCATCTTGAAACCTGGACTGCAAATTTGGGCGATAGCCACTGCGCTAGATTAATAGCGATGTCAGGATGCACCCATGTCCCTTGGTTTTCAGGTCTTCCACCTTTAAATGATTGAATTAACTCCGATATGGGAATTCCCATATCGCGTGATAATTCGTCAAAAAACTCTTGAGTAGTTTTGAGTCTAGTGTAATCAGAGAGCAGTTTGCCCGCAGTTCTACACATTGATGTGGCGTTTATGTAACCATCTTTGGCACGTAAATGTATTATTTCGCCGTCAATTTCACGAGAAATCAAAGATAATTGAAAGGATGTCATTGAAAATTCCTCAAGTTGGAGGGTTCTGGAACATTAAGGCGAGGTGGCAGTAATGCACCATCTGTAATCTTTTGATACTGACGTAATCGGGCCTGATGTGCAACGCCTTGCAAGTATGTAACTCATTGAAAACGATCATTTTTATCTATTGACATCAAATGGCAAACTGTCATTGTGCGGCTATGGCAAGTGGCAAATGCTTATAAATCATATGGATATAAATAGTACAGAAAGAGTTGTTTTCTCTAGGATATGAGTATACGCCCAATGCTGATTGGTTGAATTTTGTTCTTGTTTTAAAGGGTAAGAGTTTAAAGTGTTGGCAGTGATGTATTGGATAGTTAGAATTGCTGTGGGTGCTTGAGGCTATCTGCCTCGGGCATGAACACCAAAGGTAGATAGAGAAAAGCCCCAGTTAACATTACGCGTCCGGCAAGACGCTTAACATTAATCTGAGGCATTCTGTATGCGACACATAAAGATTAGCCTCTTAACAGTAAGAAATCAACTAACAGGGGGCTGTAATGCGAAGGAGCTATGTGTTTTGTCTGGTGGTGGTTTGCATCACCATTCTGATATTTGTCTGGATGGTTCGCGGTTCGCTATGCGAGCTGCACATCAGGCAGGGAAACACAGAGCTTTCAGCGTATTTAGCCTACGAAGTTGAAAAACGTTAAGAGCTACGGCGGGGAGCAATTCCCGCCACTCTTTAAGTTGTCAGGCATCCTCAACGCACCCGCACTTAACCCGCTTCGGCGGGTTTTTTGTTGCGTGCTGAATGCGTAGGGTGAAAAATAACCATATATTAGATTATATACACAACAAAAAATAAAAGTCATTGTACCTGCACATTAAACAATCAAATATACGGCGTGAAATAAATATTTTTCAGATTAATATTTTTGTCTCTATGTGGATATAATCTTTTGTACTTATAAACCTGGGGGCATCGTGGAAAAAATAAAGAAACTATTTAGTAGCAAATACGCAGTCATACGTCGTGATGACCTGTCAGTTATAGTCGAAATGGATTACTTCCCTGAAACCCCAAAATCAATGATGTATCGTAATGGTCGAAAGGCAATTTTTTTACCGATGAGGGTAAGTGACATTATGGGAAATGATAAACTGCTGGATGAATTGCGAGTCAGAGCATCCTGTTAGTATTGGCATTAATTCTGGTATACTACATAACGGGCTGAACACCCATTCTACTGCGCCAGCGGAGAACTACGATGGCGCATATACAACTGGTCAAACAAACCTCTTCCGGATTACTTCTCCCGGCGACACCGGAGAGTTGCGATTTTTTGCATCAAATCAAAATAGGTGAGTGGATACACGCGGACTTTAAGCGAGTGCGTAACCACTCGTTCCACAAGCGTTTTTTCAAACTCCTGCAACTGGGATTCGATTACTGGACTCCGAACGGTGGGGCGATCACGCCTCGAGAACGAGAACTGGTGTCCGGTTTCGTTGAGTATCTGTGCGAATCAGTTGGTCGGGAACACACTTCAGCCCTGAGCGAAGCCGCAGAGCAATATCTGAATGCCGTTGCGACACGCAGAACCCGGGATACGGCATTGCTTAAGTCATTTGACGCTTTCCGCGAATGGGTAACCATTCAGGCCGGATTTTACATCGAACATTTTTATCCGGACGGTAGTCGTGGGCGCAGGGCAAAATCTATCGCATTTGCGAACATGGACGAAACCGAGTTTCAGCAGGTTTATAAATCTGTACTGAATGTGCTGTGGAACTGGATCCTGTTCCGTAAATTTTCCTCTCTGGAGGAAGTCGAAAATGTGGCCGCACAGTTACTGGAGTTTGCGTGATGGTGGATTTACGTAAAGCGGCGCGGGGGCAGATGTGCACCGTCAGAATTCCTGGCTACTGCAATCACAATCCCGAAACTTCTGTGCTGGCGCATTACAGGCTGGCGGGGACGTGCGGAACAGCGACAAAACCACACGATATGCAGGCAGCGATTGCCTGCAGCTCATGCCACGATTTAATCGACGGGCGGGTAAAAACCAGCGATTACACCAAAGAAGAATTACGCCTGATGCATGCAGAAGGTGTTTTTCGTACGCAAGAAATCTGGAGAAAGGAAGGTTATTTATGATTTACCCAACAAATACAGGCAAAAGCGGGGAACACCTTCGTCTCACCACGCTGGAAAGTGTCTGGATTCAGGGAAAACTACGTATGTGGGGGCGCTGGTCGTATATTGGCGGCGGTAAGACGGGAAATATGTTTAACCAGTTGCTGACCTCTAAAAAGCTAACAAAAACGGCAATTAATGAGGCGCTCCGGAGGATGAAAAAAGCAGGTCTGGACAAACCTGAACTTGAGGCTTTTTTGCGGGATATGATCAACGGCAAGCAAAAAAGCTGGCTGGTGCATTGTACTGATGCAGAGGCGTTATGCATTGATCGGGTGATTAGTGAAGTGCTGGCAGAACACCCAGGATTGATTTGTATCCTCCGGCAAAGATATGAAGGGCGGGGGATGAGTAAGCGCAAAATGGCTGAATTGCTAAATGATGCACACCCTGAGTGGTGTTTTCGGACGTGCTGCAGTCGGGTAGATGTATGGCTAAATCTTGCTGAATATATGCTCTATCTGCCGATGCGTGATGCATTCTCTTCCGGGTATTTAAAAACTGTCTGTTGACTCAATCTGTTATCCGGGGCTATATTCCTCACGCGCCAGCAAAATCTGGCGTCGGGATTAGGAACCCCGGATAGAGACCGCGACAGACACACGCCGCGAGCGTGTTTTTTATTGTCGTATGCACGCGCACATCTGAATTATGGTGGGGCGTATGGGGGAGCTGAAAAGCTCGCCGGTTGGTTTCCCGGTAGTTCCTAACCCTGTACGTCTCACCACCCGATGATTAGGAACCTGACGGTGGTGATGGTTTAGAAACCACCAGAGGGCGTCATTATGACAACTCAAATTTCTGTTGAAACTCTCTCCCCGATCACCCATAACCAGATTCCTGTTATTACCACCGAACTTTTGGCGCAGTTGTACGGTGCTGGAGTTAAGAACATTCAAAATAACTACGCCAGAAATGCTGAGCGCTTTATTGAAGGAAAGCATTTTTTCAAAGTGGCTGGCGATGCCCTGAAAAATTTGCGGGTAGCTTTAAACTACTCACAAAATTTGCAACCATCTTTAAGAGGGTTACAAATTTCCCCGAAAGCCCGCTCCCTCATCCTCTGGACAGAACGCGGAGCAGCCCGTCATGCCAAAATGCTGGAAACCGATCAGGCGTGGGATGTGTTCGAAAAGCTGGAAGACTGCTATTTCAGACAAAAGGATCCGTCAGCGCCAGTTTCATGCCAGAAAAGTTACGACACGCGAGTTCTCTGTTATCAGAGAGGCGGTGTCACTGTTTCCACAATTCAGTTACGGGATGATGATATTGTTATTTCCCTTGAGTCATGGCTGGAACTGGCGAGAGCCAATGGTTGGTTTGTTGTTCGCAGAGATAAACTGGTGGAAAGGTTGATGCAGCTTTAAAAAAGTTCTTGCATTTTTGCACATAAACTGCTTCAATTCCTGTATGCTTCGCAAAGCTGTATCGCGAGGCGAAACGCAAGTTTTTTTCGCACAAGGAAGCCACCGGAAGGTGGTTTTTTTGTGTCCGTAATATACAGCAGCGCAATAAATTCGCTGGTGGTTATTAATACCGTTCTTTCAGCTTGCTGGCTTTTTCGACAAGAGTTATTGGTATGTCACGTTAACCGGAAAAGGGAAAAGACATGCTGAAACAGCAGGATATGACCGAAACCGCCAGGGCAGTGTTTAATGAATTAAGCGTCACCGAACCGGCGACAGTCGGGGAGATTGCGCAGAATACTTACCTTTCACGCGAACGCTGCCAGTTAATACTGACCCAGCTTGTTATGGCGGGTCTGGCAGACTATCAGTGCGGTTGTTACAGACGCCTTCAGTCCTGA